AAAGCAACAACAGAACTAAATAAGAAAAACCTAGAGACTTTAAACAACCAAGAAAACATCTTAAAACTACAAGGTAAGACAGAACGTGAGATTTTAATGATGAAAATTGAAGGACAGAAAAAAGTTGTTCAATCAATTAAAAACGAATTAGCTGCACAAAAAGTAGTAAATAAAGAAAAGGAAGAAGGTAGCAAAAGAAACCAAAGAATATTACAGTTTACTTTAAAACTATTGTCTGCTGGTCCATTATTGTTATTAAAAACTATTGACTTTTTAGGTGAGGGAATAGCAAAATTAATTAACGGAATTACTCAAAGCTCAGTTGGGAAAAAAATATTTGGACTAGAGCCTATTGATATGACTTTCGGTTTAAGTGAAAAAGCTAATAAATTAATTGAAAAAGCTAGCACTTTAGTTTTTGACCCATCAGAAACAGAAGAACAAGGAAAAGAAGACTTAAAGAAACTAGAGGAACAATTACTCCAGCAAGAAAATGCGTTGGCTGGTTTTCAGTTAAGAGTCATTGACATGGATGCTAAAGCAGCTAAAGTCAAACAGGATAAAATAGACAAAGTTAATGCAGATGCTAAAGCTAAAAGAGATAAGAAAAATGCTAAAGAGATAGCAGACCAAGCAGCTAGAGACAATAAAGCTGTTGAGGACTACATGAACTTTTTACAAGCTAAAGAAGATTTAGAAAATGTATATTTTGAAAGTTTATTAACTCAACAACAACAAGAGGAAAACGCAGTCGCTGACAAATATTTTAATCTAATAGAACAGGCTAAATTATATGGTGAAGATGTAACAGTTTTAGAAGAAGCTAGAGAACATGAAATAAATGAAATTAAAAAGAAATTTGCTAAAGAAGATTTAGAAAGACAGCAAGCTGTAGAAGATGCTAAAATAGGATTAGCTATTGACGGAGTAGGTGCCTTAATAAACTTAACTTCTGCTTTTGCTAAAGACAATGAAAAGAGTCAAAGAAAAGCATTTGAGATAAATAAGAAACTACAAATAGCTCAGGCTATTATGTCAACTTATCAAGGTGCTAACGCTATTTTTTCTGCTGCTGCATTAAACCCAGCTACAGTCTTATTCCCAGCTCAACCGTTTATTGCTGCTGGAATTGCTATAGTTAATGGATTAGCTAACGTGGCTAGTATATCTAAACAACAATTTCAAACTAGTAGTCCTGGAGGTGGTGGAGTACAAACTCCCTCTTTTGGTGGAGGCGGAGGAGGTGGAGGAACACCCCCAACACTACAACCAGCTAACACTAGCACACTAGTACCTCAGCAACAAACTCAAGTATTTGTAACTGAAACAGATATAACATCAACACAAAACTCTGTCGCTGTAATACAAGGACAGGCAACATTTTAAATAAAAAACAATGGAAGATAAAACAGATTTACTAGAATTAATAATTGACGAAGAAGATGAGTCTGGAGTGGACTACATCGCACTCGTTGACAGCCCAGCCATACTCAGTAATTGGCAATCGTTTCAAAAACATGAGTTTGAAGAGACGTTTAATGACTATCCAGATTCAGCGTCAAACAACGCAAAGAAGGCTATAGAATATAAAGAGGAAAACGGTTCGGATTGTGGCACTCAAGTAGGTTGGACTAGGGCTAGACAGCTAGCTAATAAAGAAAAAATAAGTTGGGAAACTATCGGTAGAATGGCTAGTTTTAATAGACACCAACAACACAAAGACGTGCCTTATAGTGAGGGTTGTGGTGGTTTAATGTGGGATGCTTGGGGAGGAACTTCTGGTGTTAATTGGGCAATCAATAAAATGAAAACCAAAGACAAATATAAAACAGCTTTTAAGATTCAAGACGAAGATAAAAGAATAGTTAGTGGATATTTTATGAAAGCAGATTTGCCTATTATTAGACTAAACGACCAGAATGAAAAATACTATGTAGTCTTTAGAAAACCTACTATAGAAAAGATAGTCAATAAATTCTTTAAGAATAATTATAATTCTAACATTAATTTAATGCATGATATAGACTACAAAGATAATGGGGTCTATGTGATTGAGTCTTTAATCATAGATAGTAAAAGAGGGATAAAAGCTCCTGACGGTTTTGAGAATGCTCCAGACGGTAGCTGGTGGGGAAGTATGAGAGTAGAGAATGACGAAGTTTGGCAAATGGTCAAAGACGGAACATTTAAAGGATTCTCAGTTGAGGGAATATTTGGAGAGGCTAAGGCAACTAAATATCCTACTACTTTAATTAGTAAAATTATTTCTGTAGTTAAGAAATACAAAGAAAAACATTTGTAATTGTTAAACTATAAATAATTTGTTATATATATAATAGTATAAATAATATATATTATGAGTGAATTAAAAGAGTTATTCAATGAGATTAAAAGCATTTTTAAAACTGAAGGTGTTGACATTGAAAACGATTCTAAGGAATTTGCTGAAACTACTGAAAACAACGTGGAAGAAACTACTGAAACTGTAAAGGAAAAATTTGAGGATGTTGTACTGGCTGACGGTACTGTTGCTCAGGTTGAACCTGAAGTGGTTGTAGGTGCTGCTGTAGTTGTTGACATGGATGGTGAACTTTTGCCAGCTCCAGACGGTAGACATGAATTATCTGATGGTAGAGTAATATCTACTGAGGGTGGTGTAATTGTCGAAGTTGAGGAAGCTGAGGAAGAGGCTGAGCCAGAAGTAGAAGCAGAATCTGTAGAAGAGGAAGAGATGTCTAGTCCTTTAAGTGAAGCTCAAGAAAGAGAAGCTAAAAAGATTATAGAGTCGATTGTGACTGAAAAAGTTTTCGGAATGGAAGCTACTATTTCAGAAGAAAACAACGAACTAAAAGAAGAAATAAATAATCTTAAAGAGTCTTTTTCTATGTTGCTAAACTTAACAGAGAAAATGTTAGATGAGCCAACAAAAAGCGAAGTGGTTAAAAGACCATCTAGTTTTAAGGCTTTAAAAAAAGAAAATAAAAAAGACATAATAAGTGTCTTAAAAAGTAAAAATATAATAAAATAAAAATTATGAGTTTTGATGTTTCGGCTTTAGCCGCATATACCGAACAAAATGCAATGGACTTAATTATTAAGTCTGTAGCTGGTGGTAGACTTTCAGAATATGCTAACTTACAAGATGGCGTAAAAGGTCCTACTACAATTAACATACTATCTAGTGATGTTGTTTTCCAAGCTGACGGATGTTCTAGAAGTGCAAGTGGTTCTACTACTTTGTCACAAAGAACTATTACTCCTGGTGCTGTTGCAATACATGAGGATTTATGTATGACTGACCTAGCTGCTAAATATACAGCAGTTATGTTAAAAGCTGGTTTAACTGGTGAAAAAGAAGAGATTCCTTTTGAAGAGTTATACTTTGCTGAAAAAGTTGCTAAACTACAGAAAGCTATTGAAGTAGCTGACTGGCAAGGTGACACAACTTCTGGAACTGCTAACCTATCTAAGTATGATGGATTGAATAAAATTATTGCTGCTGCTACTGCTATCAATGGTAACCCTTCTGGAATTACTATTGCTACTGGTGTGACATCTAGTAATGTTATTGGAATCCTTACTGGAATGGCTGAGTTAATGAGTGAAGATATCATGGACGCAGACGATTTGAAATTGTTTGTAGGAATGGATACTTTCTTAAAGTACCAAAAAGCTATAGCTGATGGAAACTATTTCCATTATGTTGTAGATGGTGGTTACACTTCTGAACTTCCATTAATTGGATTTCCTAATGTGACTGTTTGTGCTACTCCTGGTCTTTCAGGACTAAACACTGGTAACTGTTACTTAATGAGAGCTTCAAATATTTACGTTGGTGTTGACTTACCAGACGAAGAGTCTAACGATGTTAGAAGTTGGTACGATGACAATGACAGAATCTATAAAGTGACTATGGCTTTTAGAAGAGGTGTGAATGTTGCATTTCCTGACCAAGTTGTAGAATTCTTATTAGCCTAAATTTAATGGGGGTTTAATTACC